ATGTCAATTATTACTGATGTTTACGCTCGCGAAGTCCTAGACTCACGCGGTAACCCAACACTTGAAGTAGAAGTTTATACTGAATCAGGTGCTTTCGGACGTGGTATGGTTCCATCAGGAGCTTCTACTGGTGAACACGAAGCAGTTGAACTTCGCGACGGTGACAAATCTCGTTACGGTGGTCTTGGTACACAAAAAGCTGTTGACAACGTAAACAACATCATCGCTGAAGCTATCATCGGCTACGATGTACGTGACCAACAAGCTATCGACCGTGCTATGATCGCACTTGACGGTACTCCTAACAAAGGTAAATTGGGTGCAAACGCAATTCTTGGTGTGTCTATCGCTGTAGCTCGTGCGGCTGCTGACTACCTTGAAATCCCACTTTACAGCTACCTTGGTGGATTCAACACTAAAGTTCTTCCAACTCCAATGATGAACATCATCAACGGTGGTTCTCACTCTGACGCTCCAATCGCTTTCCAAGAATTCATGATCGTACCTGCTGGTGCACCATCATTCAAAGAAGCTCTTCGTTGGGGTGCTGAAATCTTCCACGCTCTTAAGAAAATCCTTAAATCACGTGGTTTGGAAACAGCCGTAGGTGACGAAGGTGGATTCGCTCCTCGTTTCGAAGGAACTGAAGACGGTGTTGAAACTATCCTTGCTGCAATCGAAGCTGCTGGATATGTTCCTGGTAAAGACGTATTTATCGGATTTGACTGTGCTTCATCAGAATTCTACGATAAAGAACGTAAAGTTTACGACTACACTAAATTCGAAGGTGAAGGAGCTGCTGTACGTACTGCTGCAGAACAAATCGACTACCTTGAAGAATTGGTAAACAAATACCCAATCATCACTATCGAAGATGGTATGGACGAAAACGACTGGGACGGTTGGAAAGCTCTTACTGAACGTCTTGGTGGTAAAGTTCAATTGGTTGGTGACGACTTCTTCGTAACAAACACTTCTTATCTTGAAAAAGGTATTGCAGAAGGTGCTGCTAACTCAATCCTTATCAAAGTTAACCAAATCGGTACTCTTACTGAAACATTCGACGCTATCGAAATGGCGAAAGAAGCTGGTTACACTGCGGTTGTATCACACCGTTCAGGTGAAACTGAAGATTCAACAATCGCTGATATCGCAGTTGCAACAAACGCAGGACAAATCAAGACTGGTTCTCTTTCACGTACAGACCGTATCGCTAAATACAACCAATTGCTTCGTATCGAAGACCAACTTGGTGAAGTAGCTGAATACCGTGGATTGAAATCATTCTACAACCTTAAAAAATAATCTCTTTATGGGATTTGAGGCTGTAAAGCCTTTATAATAAGCACTTTGGGGCGCTTTCCCTTAGTGCTTTTTTGATTTTACTACCCTTTTTAGTACCCCTACTAATTTTTGGTATAGTAAGAGGGTAGCCCAGAAATGGGTCACCCTTATTCTTTATAAATTGCTGATAGCTGTTTCATAATTTGAGACGGCTTTTTTTGCATTCTCTTGGTTAGTATGCCAGTAAACATTTTCAGTCACTATTAAGTTAGAGTGTCCCAGTCTGTACTGAACATCTTTAGGGCTGGCTTGAGCGTAGAGCATCATAGTAGTATGTGTATGGCGGAAACCATGAAAGGATACGTTAGTTACTCCAGCAGCCTCAAAATGCTTATTTAGGCGCTTTCGTAAGTTACAAGCATAGGCATATTTTTCTGTAAATACAGAGAATACAACCGTTTCAGATCGGCCTAATTTCCAAGATTGAATTTGTTGACGGTTTTTGTATTGCTTCAGTAAAAGTAATGTGGCTTTGTCTATTGGTATATCTCGATAACCAGCGCTTGATTTAGGTGAATTTATTTCCTGATAGCGGTTTAGTGTCTTATTGATACTGATAACACCGCTTTCTAGGTCAATATCAGACCATTCAAGAGCCAGAGCCTCACTAATACGGCAACCAGTGGCCAATAAAGTCTTATACAGGACAACATCAAATAAGTTCTCATAATTTGATTGATCCAGAGTGTCTAAATAATCAAGGAACTGTTTTAATTCTTTGTTGTCTAAGTATTTGACAGCGGCCTTTTCTTTCTGCTGTTTGCGTGGAACGATGACATCATTAGCTGGGTTGTATTGTATTACCTGGATAGCTACGCCATATTTTAAAATACGCTTATTCATGTTATGGAGCAAAGAGTAGTTAGCAAATGCTCCTTTTTCGCCTTTATTTGCCTTGTCAGCCCATTTGTTTACTTGCTGTTGAAGAATAGGCGTAGTGAGTTTAGATAGCTTGTAATCGCCAAATACAGGCAATAAATGCACTCTAACCAATCCATCCATAGATTGGCGAGTATTTGGCTTAACTGTATTCTTGTAACTATCCCACCAAACTTTTACAAGCTCATTGTATGTTGTAATTGTCGGCTTGTCTTTAACTGTATAGCCATTAGTAGCAAAAGCATTGATCGCATCACGCGCTTTTACTTTAACGCCCTTTTTAGTGGTTGCTGTAACAGTTGTACGGGCTTTTTTGCCCGTTAGTTGGTCAACACCTAGATAAACACTAGCATAATAAACTCTTTGGCCATTCTTTTTGATTTTCTCTTTGATATTCATGTATTTGTACCTTTCTTTCCATCAGCAGGCAAGGCGCGTGGTTTTGTTAGGTATTTATACATGAGAATAAGATATTACCTATTTAAGTTGTTTTTGCTCACTAAATAAGTTGCAAAATCGTTTAATTCTATACGATCTTGATTAGGTAAAATAGCGCACTTTGCAACTAAATTATCAAAAGGTGGGGTAAGACTTGATAACAATTTGTAGAACTCAGTTAATTTAGCAGCAGGTGAACTATAAATGCTTTGTTCAAATTCATCTAGTTCAGTTTCTAAAAACTTTCTTTCAAATTCTTTAATAATATCTGGTGTAGTTACATTTGAGAGTTTTAATCTTCCTGATACGTTTACATAATTAGTTTCTTCAGTAATTAACTTAGAACTTTCATCTTCGTCATAACCTAGCAATGTAGCAACTGAGATTTTAAAAAAATCTGCAAGTATTTTAGCCTTTTCAGGTTTGATAGTGTTTCCTAATTCCCAATGTTGTAAGGTTCTTAGTGGAATTCCAGTCCGTTTTGATAGTTCAGATTGAGAAATACCATATTCTTTTCGTAATATTTTTAATTTATTCATAGCTCCTCCTTATAGAAATTATATCACAAACCGCAAAAAATTGTGTAAATATATCTAAAAATATTTTAAAAAAGCTATTGACAACACAAAAAGTTGCGGTATAATATATTTAACGCAAGAAGTTGCGTAGAAGGAGGTGAAACCAATGCTTATAACTTTATCTCTTGCTGAAAAAGTACGCATCAAACGTGCTAAATTACAGTTAACTAAAAAAGCAGCATCAGAACAGTTAGGTATTCAATCAAATACTCTAACCAAAGTTGAGAACGGAAACTATGATGCCCCTAAGCGTATCTATGAGAGCGTGATGACTTGGCTAGTAGAAGAAATTTAAAGCAAGTAAAAAGCCATGTACAGGCGACCAAACCAACGTACACGACTAAGGAAAAATAACAAAACTCAAGCAAAGGCAAGGCGCGTGGTTTTGTTAGGTATTTAGTAAGGGGACAAACCCCTTTGTAAATAATCTACTCTTATTTTATCAAAATTAGAGGAAAATGACAACTTAATTTATAAAAAGGAAAAATGGAGGATATAAATGGAAATTCTGTCTAAAGAAATCCAGTTACAAGGTTTACAGCTTCTTAAACAGACTCTTGAAACTTTAGTTGAGCTAGAAAAACAACGATCTAGTAAGTTAGATTTAATTTCTCGTAAAGAATTAATGAATCTGCTAGGTATAAGTGCTACAACCCTTGATAACTGGGAATCCCTTGGTCTCCAGCGGTACCAGACCCCAATGGATGGAGCTAAGAAAGTATTCTATCGTCCGTCAGATGTGTATTTATTTTTAGCAATAAAATAGGAGTTATGAAATGAAAATTGTTACTTTCAAACCAACTAAACAAATAGACGATGGGTTTTATCTACCAGGCATTGACATTCTATTTGTCTCAGATAAAGCAGATGCCAAGAGTACAGAAGATGTAATTTTATTTCTTTCAAAACATGGGTTAAACAAGTCTTGAATGATATTAGAAAATAAAGCTACTATTCCGCAGAGGAAATAGAGACAGCGCTACAGGCCTTTATAATGCCCTCTAACGTGTTTATAGAGGACGGACGATTTATATTGATACACTAGCCAAAGCCGTTGTAGAGGCTAAAAAAGAGGCTAGAGGAGGCAATTAAAAAGTAAGCTAGCCAAATTTATACAGGAGGTAGAACCGTAATGGAATTAGTCTACATGGACGGCAAGAAAGAGCCGTATACACTAAGTAGTATTATTGCAGAGTGTACAAACCTGCAACATCACACAATAACTAAAACGATCCGCAAACATCAAGAAAGGTTTGAACGGTTCGGAAAGGTTGGATTTAAAATCCAAGCTATGGACAGTGGCCAGAGTACAAAGGACTATATTTTGAATGAGCAACAAGCAACCTTGTTAGTTACATTCTTAAAGAATACCGAGCAAGTGGCCAACTTCAAAACAAACCTAGTCAAAGCATTCTTTGAAATGCGTGAGGAACTTTCTAAATTTCGCCTGCAGAGGGCGTTAGAAAAGCCGAAAAGAAAAACCTTGCATGACAGTATAGAAACATGGCCTAATGCACCAAAGCACGCGCATAGCACCATGAACAACTTGCTACTAAAGGCAGTAACAGACATGAACGCTAAGCAGTTAATGGCAAGCCGTGGAGGAACAAACGGTATCGATAGCTTGACTAGTGAGGAGCTGGAGCAGTACCAGGCATTTGAGGATATGGCAATAGCTATGATTGAATTGAAAATGAGTTATCAGGAAATTAAGACTATGATGTTTAGAAGTAAAAAATAAGCTAAAAAATCACACAAACAAAGAAACAGAGGTAAAAAACATGTTAGCAGATAAATTAGAAGCTATTTCAACAGATTTAGAAGAAATACAAGGAAGTCTTACAGGGGTTAGAAATATCATAGCTAAAAGAGCAATCAGTAAGGTATTGAATGACTTGGATGATGTTTATAATGAACTAACTAGCACAGAATACCATGAACAACAGCAAACGCTTAAGGAACAGACGGAAATGATGAAACAGAGGGTAATTGCTGAAGTAATAGGAGAATTGGAGTGGAAAGAAAGATCATTGTATGGAAATTTTTGGGGTAACACTGATTTTATAAAACGAACTTCTAGATTTGATGGATTTCTTTTCTTAAACGCTTATCTAGCGGAAATAACTAGAGAGAATGACTATCCTATGGATCAAAGTCAATTATTAAATTATGTATGGGAACTTTTGGCAGTTGATATTGCCAAGAAAAAACGAGGTAAAAAGAATCTCTTGGACTTATGGACAAGTTCGATTGAGTACACCCGTGGCATGATGATTCATGAGGAGGGTTAACATGAATGAATTAGATTTAACCAATACACAGTCGGTAATCTTTATGGTGGTATTGATCGGCTTGCTGCTTTATTTAAATTACCGAGACCGCAAAAAAAGCGCCCAAATGGAGCGAGAAAACACACAGGCGATAGAAACACCTAACAGGGATTTAACCCCCGATTATGGGCGTTATATTCAGCTTACAGGGATCAATGTATGGGGAGGAATTGAATGAGTTTAGCAAGTAATCGTAAGAAAGTATTAAAACTAATCAAGTTAGAGAATTATAAATGAGCAAGGGAGGGGACAATGGCAAAAACAAAAGTCTATTTTTGGCTAAAAATTGATAAGAAATTTTTTGATAATATTTTTATCAAGAGACTAAAGACGGTACCTGGTGGGTACACTATGACAGTGATTTATATTAGGCTCATGCTAGAGAGCTTGGAAAGTGACTGTATTTTATACTATGAGGGCTACTTTGACAATCTCAAGGAAGAACTAGCACTAAAATTAGATGTATCAGAAGATGATATAGATATGACCATGGCATACTTTACAAAATGCGGTTTAATACAGATTGACGAAGATAAAAACGCAGAACTACCACAGGCAAAAGCCTTGATTGAGAGTGAAACAAACTGGGCAAACTATAAACGTGAACAACGAAAAAAAACAAAATTGGAAGAAGTCCAACCATCTTTGACATTTTCCAACTCGTGTCCAACAGAGATAGAGAAAGAGATAGATATAGAGAAAGAGATAGAGAAAGAGATAGAGCTACAGCTAGAGCAAAAAGAGGCTAACGCCTCAAAAAATGTTGGTGCTGGCGGTGGCAAAAATCCAATCTTTGAAAAACTCAAACAAGCTTTTGGTGAAATGTCGGTTAATGGGACAATGATAGCAGAGGTTGAGGATCTACTAGAGATTCATGGTCAAGCGTTGTTAATCTATGCCCTCGATGAAACTATCTTAAATGCTGGAAAGTCTATCAGATATACACGTTCAATTCTTGAAAGATGGCAGGGGCAAGGACTTAGAACAGTTGAGCAAGTCAAGAAAGATAAAGAGGCTTATGAAACTAAAAAGCATCTCCAACATCAAGCAGAACCTATTAGCCGTGAAGAATGGCTGAAAACACGAACAGAAGAAAACCCATTTTAGGAGGGTGAGCAATGGAAAATAAATTTGAGCAATATAACAACAGAAAAATTAGTGATAAGGTATGTGAGGTTCACAAGGTCAATTATTGGCAAATATCAACACCGATAAGAGGCAGTAAGGAACGAAGTATACAAGAGTTTTGCCCTGAATGTTGTCAGGAGCAAATAGATAGGCAAGAGCAAGAGGGAGTAAATAATAGCCTAAACGCTGAGACGTACCTGAAAACCTATAATGTGCTTATGCGAGACAGTACGATCCCTAGGGAGCTTAAAGAGGCTAGCTTTGAGAATTTCATAGCTGAGACAGCCGAGGAAAAGCAACTATTAGCATTTGCTAGGGAGCAGGTAGATAAATACCTGGACGGTATGACAGGGAATACCCTATTTACAGGCTCTACAGGCATAGGGAAAAGCCATTTAAGCGTTGCCATTGCTAAGGCTATAAACGAGGGCTACAAGGCCAAAGGAGAGCTTAAAAGCGTGTTATTTGTCAATCTAACAGAAATTCTTAGGCGAGTTCGAGAGAGCTTTAACTCTACTATCAGTCTAGAGGGGCACTACTCAAGAATGCTGAAAGAGGTTGATTACCTGGTACTTGATGATTTAGGTATAAAATCGGACAACGCTAGTAGTAAAGGTAAATCAGTCTGGGAAGAAGAGTTTATTTTTGATATTCTCAGTAATCGAGATAAAACCATTATTACTACAAATCTAAGTAGCTTAGAGATTGTTAGCTTGTATAGTGAGCGAGTGGCCAGCCGTGTCAGAACTGGCCTAGAGGGTAACTTTTTCAAGTCATTCACTATCAAGGATAAGCGATACTCAATTAATCAGTTAAAAAATAAAGTAAAGCAGTTAAACTGAAGTAATTGACTTACAAACCTAAACAAAAATAGACACTTTTCACAGGGTGAGAAATCACCCTCTTAAAAAATTACTATGCTTTCCTCGGCCAAACTAATCAAGCATGGTAATTTAATCAATGACGAATAACAACTATTAGGTACACAAAAAGGGTAGTATTTTAGGACACGAACCTTAAAAAACTAGTCAAATCAATAGACTAGGGATATTCAGATTATAATAAATTGAAATAAAGGAGAAATTCATGACTGAAAACAAGGATGATAAATTATTAGAAATGATGGAGAAAGGCTTTGTTTTATACTCAAAAAATGGTATAATAAAGTACATTGAAATCCCAGATCATGGAAATATCAAACTAAAAGTCCAAAATAGGCAGATAGTTTATAAAGAAGTGACCAACGGAGAACAATGTTAATAAATACTGACTGGAAAAACCAGAGGTATGATAATTGAGTTTAACACTCTTTTGTCATACCTCTTTTATTTTTTGTCATAAGGAGGATAACATGACACTTACAACAATTAAAAATGACATTCAAGCATTTGGGAAGAAAAAGTTAGAATATATGCGTGGTTATATTGCAATGCAGGAAGATTTTCAAGACAAATTACATAAACAGTTAATCGGAAAAGTGTATGCAGAAGAAACGCTTTTGAAATATAAAAAAGATGCGGAAAATTATTCGCACAATACCGCTCAAATGCTTTATCAACAACTAGAAAAAGAGAAAAATATTGAATTAGCAAACATTAAATCAAAAGAAGAATCTATTACAGCGGATGATGTAGCTGACTTAACTTTGTTTTCTAGTATTAAATCAACAGCAGTAGAAATGAAAGAATATCTAGAAAAGTACAAGAATAAACCTTTAGCAATTAGAAAGCTAGAGGATATTATCAGAAACGATACTACTCTTGCCTATATTGAAATTGATATAGACCAATTCAAACAACAGCAACTCCTTGAAAAACTAGTACTTGTTTTCATTAGGAAAATTAATTATTTCCATGATGGTCTACATATTAACGGAGATAAGATTGATTTAGTACAGCATGAGATGATTGTTGAGGGCAATTTAGAGGCAATGGACGAAGAATTGCGTAAATATCTAACATAAGAAATAAAGGGGAAACCCTTTATTTTGATAACGAGGAGGTAATAGATGACAGGAAATGAAAATGATGGCCTTACATCCAAACAAATTAAATTCATAGATGCCATGCTTACCGAGCCAACGATAGATAAAGCGTGCCAAAAAGCAGGGGTGTCAAGGGCAACAGGTCATAAGTATCTAAAAGTTGCAGCAGTTAAAAAGACATTGAGACTAAAACAAGATGAGATGATGGATAAAACTACACAGATGCTATATCTAGCCTCATCCAATGCTGTTTCTGTACTCAATGATATTATGATGGATGCCAAGGTTAACCCTTTTATAAGAACTCAAGCAGCAAAAGCTATACTTGAACAATCATATAAAACTCATGAAATTTTTGGAGTAGTAAGACAAATTGAAGAATTGAGGTTAGAAATTGAGGAAGTATCTAAAGGAGATCAAAGAGTTACAAGAACTCAAGGAATTATTAAGTAGTAGAAATACGCCTGAAGTTATCATCGTCGAGGGTAACGATGATTTGGGAGAATTTTTCCAAGTTGATGGTGAGCTATTTAGTGATATTGAACTTTTAGAAAACCTAAAAAAGTGGCGTGAATGGGAAGTGCAGGTTATCGTTAATGATTGGTGTAACCGTAGTCTAAATGAAGATGAAACAGAAATCTTATACTTTCCAACGCATGAGGATAAAATGGACTATATCCGATTTAATAAAAATCTAGAACCTTTATATCACGCGCTAGATGAACCTTATACAACAATCTCAAAAAGTGAGTGGTTAAAGCTATTAGACTGATAATGAGGAGGTAATCATGCCAAAGAAGAAAATTGAGCGTATTTCAGTAATTCATAGGGAAAAGATTTTATGGCTCAAATGGTATTTCATGAGAGACAAAGAAAATCCTAACTATAGTGTCCTTGAGCGTAAAATGTTTGATGCTGCTAAAAATAAAGATATGCTAACATACAAAAAATATGCTACGATTAAGCAGATAACAGATATTAGGGTACAGACAAGTGAAGATGATATTTTAACGGCTATTAAAGAGGTTTATGTATATAATCACATGAATGTTATCGGAGCTTGTCAGCGTATATTATTTGTTAGTCAGTCCCCAGCCTATAACAAGCTAAATAAATGGTTTGAAACTTACTCAGATTTGTATTTTAGTATTATTCCATTACCGAATATGGGAGCATATCATGAATTGGTAGATATCTAG